TATCACTTATCCATGCTATTGCCTTTTTGGGCAGTTGGAATACACTATCTACAATTTTGTTGAAGGATTCTGTAAAACTAAAATTCTTTACTGCATCTACCGTTGCGGGGTCAACACCGAACTTACCCATGATCCACGCAATACCGTTCTTCAACATATCAAGAGGTGCCATGATGAGTGAGTTAACAAAACCTTTAATTGCACCTTTGATACCGCCAATGATACCACCTTCTTTGTATCCTTCCATTGCGCCTGTGACAGTATCAAATACAGTCATGATGATTGCAATGGGCGCAAAGATTTTACCCATTACACCGGCTACTTTGGTGAAGACTGTACCAAACCCCTTGAAGAAACTGGTCACCATCCTTATACCGTCTTCAATAGGTGCGATAGACGGAATTTTTAATTTACCTGAAGATAAACCTTTGATCTTTTCAATGACTTCAAATATAGCTTTGAAACCATCCTGAAAACGTGTTGCAATACCACCAACATAACCTTTAACTGCATTAATAATACCACGGAAAGGTTTGAGTAGATCAGCGTCTACCTTGAAAAAGGATTTGATTCTTCTTCCAAATTCAACAACGTTTGATTTCAGGAGATCGAACTGCATACTCAGTCCAACGATAACACCTCTTACAGAGGTTTGAACGGACTTAACAATTCTACTAAACTCTCTGGGAATGGTTCTTTTGAATAGTATTGTGAGTCTGCGACGAAGGTTTCTTATGCCAGGAATAAGAGTTTCGATGGCTTTCAACTGACCCATAACAATACCAGCGGCCGCACCTAGTGCACCACCCGCAAGGATTGCACCTAAACCGATATCAATGAGTGTTGGGCCATCTTTCTTTTCTTTTTCGGGAGCGGGTCTTCCTAATCCTGCGGTGTTTGCAGCGATCTCTTCAAGGAACTTGAGAGTCTGGGATTGCCAAGACTGATCTTCTCTACGGGCTTCTAGATCGTCACCCGTAGTGAGGTTATCATCACCAGCAGGACTTGCAATGGAACGAGTCGCAGAGATAGTTGCACCCGCACTCTTACCGATGGCGTTTTTCAACTCCTCGGTTTGAGAACGAGTTTCTTCTGTCTGCTCTCTCATTATCTCTTTGACAGTACGAATCGAATGTGAGCCAGAGTTTCGGGTCAACTGACCCTCTGCCACTATTCGTTCGATAACGTCTTGTAATGTCTTTTCGGCCATTGCCTAGTTCCTGTTAAGTTGTTTTAATCTCTCATTCTCTTCCTTAACATAATCAATTAACATGCTAACGTAAATCTCCCTTTCCCACGGTATCATCATCTCAAGTTCTGTCAAACTATAATGATGATGTTGCATCAACGAAAAATTGGTCTTATAATGATTGACCAAATTATCATGAGAAAGGTTTACGATAAAAAATCCTGCATACCCGTTAATGTTGTGGTGTTTACATGATTACAACTTGCACATGTAAACGACACTTCATGTGCCAACTTGGGTATGTCTCTCAAGAACTCAGACAACTTGGTGAATTGATCTGTAGTCAAGGACTCTAGAAATTCCTCCAGTTCTTCCTTCTTGAAGTCACTCCTTTCAAATCTTTCACTCTCAGTATTGATAGAGTCGATACACGTACCGATCATAGCAATACTGTCTTGAAGAGTTTCTCCCGATGCACTGATCTCCATCAATGCGCCATACTGTGGATAGGCCATGTCAACAGAAATATCTTGTGTCAACTGGACTCTATCTCGTTTAATCGTTCCGTCTTCGATCTTCACATCTTCAAGATCGACTACTATGTCATTCTTATGTTCACATTCCGAACACGGAATGATGATGTTCGAAGTCTCGCCTACAGACTTTGTTCTCAACATCGTAAAGATGTATTCCACATCATACGTTGTCAACTCAAATGCATTGAATCCATCATTCTGTGCACAGGCGTTCAACGTATTGCCGATTGCCTTGGTTGCCTGTGCAGTATCTTTCGATTCAAATGCCAACATCAAGACCTTCTCTTCCTTTACGAGGTAAGGTCTGAAGTCAACTTTCTCACCAGTAGACGGTACTGTTACAGTAAACTCCGGACTACTGTTAATCTTTGGTAATGCCATTTCACACTCCTAATCTAAAATAATAATTGTATATATTTAATTTAACAACGATCCTAAAATACCGCCGAGGATTGCATCCCCCAAACCGTTGTTCGCTCCTTCTGCACCTTCATCCACCCAATCTCTGGCTGAAAGTTGTACACTAAGTTCTGTAATCTGGTCTACCTGATCGTTACCCAACTGAATGTCATTCACAGATGTCGGGTATGCTTGAAGCAGTTTGACCTTTCGAATACTCTTTCCACTTGATCCCAAACTAATATCGATCTGTCCCTGCGACAAGTCTAGGAACCCCAAGTCGGGTAGTCTGTTCTTGATAGACTGGGGAACCTTGTTCATGAATCCAAGTTGTTTCTTGAATGCAGAGAACCCTGTACCTTTCTGCAACTGTTCGATGGTCACGTCTTTGGTGTAGTCATCAAAGTAACCTACTGTGTACCCTTCGGAGTTGTGTGCAAGTTTCTGCCACTCATCGAAGTACTTGGTGACCTTGTGGTCGTTCAATACGTAGAAAGTTAGGTTGATATCTGGGATACCATAACCAGACGCAATCTTTCGAACCGATGTTCCGGTTGCATAGTCTGTGGATGTGATCTGTCGGCCAGGCAGGTTGACACTCTTACAGATCATGTTGAGTTCGCCTCCACTCATTCCTCCTAGTGCGGGAAGAGTGACCTTAAACAATGTCGGTAATGCGAAACCACTTCCGCCACTTACCGCACCTTTGAATTCGTCAAGTTTCATTAGATCATCTGCCTTGAATCGTAGTAGACCTTGTAGTTGTTCGCCTTACGGAACTGTGCAGTCGGTAGGAAGGTTGCAATCTCCCACTCAGGTGCAGGCACCTCTGCGAACTTACTCTGAACGTGTTTGTTTAAGTAATGTTTAAAACACGGTTTGAAATACTTTAACTTAGATGACCTATTCAACAAAGTATAGGACAACTTAAATTTACTGTTGTCGTCTAGTTTGCTTCCTGCAATACCCATCAACCCATCCAACATCTTCGCACGAAGAATCGGAGGCAGATAGTGTAGGTTGATTCCGTAGAACCCACCCGCTGCAGGCCCGACAACTACCACCAACGGAAACGAATCATAGTAAGGAAGCGTATCTTTGTGTTTGGGGTCGTAGAAGAACATCTGCATGGAACCCACAACACTCTTACTTCCGGACTTAATAGGGTCTTCGTCCATCAACTGTTCACGGTTGATAGATCGAAGGTTCTTCGCCTTTTTCATGAACCACTCACGACTCTCCTTTGTACGGGGAGTAATCCCTGCACGGAATGCCTGCAGTTCTAGTCTGTTAAAAATGTTTGACACAAGTGTTCCTCTAAAATTCTATCTTTATTTATACGAATCAGACTGGAGTTTTGTTCTTGTGTCCAAAATCTCTCTTGAGGAGATTTGGGTAATCTTCCTTCACAAAGTCGATGAGGGTTTGTATGTTATCATTTACGATATGAAATTCTAGGAATCTTGCATCGGTGGCTGCAGTTGTGAAGAAATTACGTATCTTGGTTTCCCACCTTTCCTTTTCCTCTTCCCATTGTTCCTTGACTTCTACAGGGGATTTGATGTTGTTGAACTTCATGTATCTTCTTAGGTAGTCGCCCCGTTTGTGTTTAGTTCTACTCTTGATCCAAGTTTTCGTGTCTCTTGTATTCAAAATAAAATATGCATCGGGGTATTCTGCATAGTATCTCTTGAAGAAATGTGTGCCTTCGATGTGTTGACTGTTCTTGGTATAACACACGTCAGAGAACACCTCAACATTCTCCATCGTGTAGAGAATGGGTTTCTCTGCATCAATATTCTGTTGCATCTGTCTAGCAATATGACCACCCTCATTTTTCAGACAATGACACGAATTATATCCTGCTTTTTTAAACAGGTAGTGTAAAGAGGTTGTTGCGGTTCGATTGAATCCGATGAAGAATACTTTGCGTCTCACTTCTTACGCCTTGTAAATGGTTTGAGTGGTTTTGTTGACTTGGGAAGTATACCCAACTTGGACAGTTCTTTCTCTGTCCATATCTGAAAAGACCATCCACGGTCAGCTGCATACTCACTTGCAGCCTCCCACTTGTTCTGGTTCTTGACAAACGTCATTGCCTCGTTGATAAACCTCTTGGTTCGACGTGCACCCGTAGGAGGACGGGTCTCTTTATCTGGTTTGATCTCAATTAGGACGGTTTTGCCATCCGTGTACTCGACAACCAAATCCATGAAGTATCTATGATATCTTTTGTCTACTTCATATAGATATGGTATGACTACTTCTTCACTGCCCCATCGTTTCACTTTGGGACTATTGTCGCACCATTTAAATGCATGTTTTTCCCACAGAGAACGATAGACCACTTGAGAAGGGTCTCCGATATATTTGTTTTTGTTCTTTACAGTATACTTTCCGGAATAAGCCATATAAATAAACACAGAAGTTTTCAAACTATTTAGTAGGATGGGTAAATGCAATTTCCAAGCAAGATCGAAGACCGTCTGGGATACGTTTCCTTTACCGTAATTGGCGGTGACGGGGGTGGTGGTAGTGGCGGAGAAGCCGCTGCACCAGATCAAGGTGCACAAGAATCTAAACTCGCAGAACAGGTAGAAAATGGTGAGGTTAACGGAAGTGACGTTGCCGAAGCAACTGGTGGAGAGGCAGCTGCCGATGAGGGTGGTGGTTTCTTCAATGCTATAGGTCAGGTGGCTAATGCAATTGGTAATGTCGGAGATGCGATCAATGATGTACTGAATTCTATTGCTGGAAATACTCCTGAATCAAATACAGTAAAGGGTGGTAAACCCTCATTCGCAGAACCAGGCGGGGACATTGTTCTTTATCTTCCTTCTGGATTTCAGATCACCGAAGGTGTACAGTATGACGGTGTTGATCTAGGCCTCGGCGGTGCGGGTGCAGAAGCTGCAGTAAACAATGCGGGTGGTGATGTTGGTGCTGCACTTGGTGGTGCTGCGAACAGTTTCATCGATGCACTGAAGACAGATATTGGCGGTGCACAAGGTAGACTCGCTGCGGTTGAACTTGCAAGAAGATCAGGCAAGATTGATGCGGGTGTTGTTGCGGGTGCACAGAGTGCCGCTGGTGTTGCAGTCAATCCTAACCAACGGGTTCTGTTTAAGAGAGTCAACATTCGTGAATTCAAGTTTGCGTTTACTCTGATCCCCGTCAATGCGGGAGAATCTGCAACAGTAGAATCTATGGTCAAGAAATTTAGACACTATCTCTATCCCGAAGCAATCGGTGGAGAGATCAAGGTTGGTTATAAGTTCCCCGAAAAATGGAAGATCAAAGTCGGAAGTGCTCTCGGTTGGAACGCACCTGAAATCAAACCTTGTTATCTAAGAGGTGTGTCAGTAACATACAACCCAAATAACATGGCATTCCATGAAGACGGTAACCCCGTAGAGACTCAGATTTCTTTGGACTTCATGGAAGCAGCCGCACTCGACAGATCGGATGTACCATTATGAGATATAGTCAGAAACTACTCTATCTGCTGTATAGGTTTGGTGATGAGAGTAAACCAACCTTCTTTCCTGCGATCAATAGTTACGTAGATATACTAGATCAAGTCAAACAAGACTTGTCGTTCTATGAGGATTACACCATACTCTCAGGCGAGAGACCGGATATTGTATCGAAGAAACTGTATAACAATCCAGATTACTTCTGGACGTTCTTCTTGATGAATGACCACCTACGTGAATCTGGATGGCCTGTTGCACAGGAAAAAATCCACGAGCTCGCTGCAAAGAGATATCCTCACAGAACCGTAACCACCAAAGAAAACTTTACCGTAGAACCCTTTGGGTTTAAGGTTGGACAAGTCGTAACTGGTTCTGTGTCGGGCACAATCGGGACAATCGTTCGTCGTATTCCTGAGTTGGGTCAAATGGTTATTGACACAACCAACACCGTGTTCGATGAACAAAAAGAATACACCGTAGATGTCGATGAATCTGGATTCGCTAGTATTGAAGTAGAAGATAGTTTCCGTGAGACATTCCACAGTATAAGTCTATGGACATTCTACCGTGATGGTGTCCTTATGGATGCAACCATTGAAAGGTCTCTGGATCGTCTTAAGAAAGAGGCTACATTTCAGAACATACCTTATATCGAAGGTACTGAAGTTACAGTAGTCACATCGGTGTTTGTAGGTAACCCCAAGGACAATAACTTTGGGCCTACCGAATCAATTACATATGTCGATCAAGAGACTGGTGTGACAATTGCGTGTGAACTCTATAGGGAGTCTCAACAATACAACGCTATACATCACTACGAGAAAACGACATATACTGCATTTGACCTTGACACAGTTTCTAATATTCTGGTATCATATGATAAGAAGGAAGCTCTTGCTGCGGTTGAAGCATCTGAGAATGCTGAACTGAGAGTCACAAGTGAATGGGTTGGTATCGATCCTCTCACTCAAAACATTCCGGTTGGAGTTAAAGGTGTGACCGTCTTGGAGTATTATATTCAGAAGAATGATGCACTCAAACAGATGAAGGTTCTGAAACCAGATGTCATAGAAGATGTCGTCAAACGTGTTTATGAAAAACTTCAAGAAGTAATCTAATATGGCCGTAGAATTAAATGCTCAGGATTTTAAATTCGTATCTGCGGTGATAACTCCTTCCCGTGGTAGCGCACAGGATGTGACCAAAGTTGTATCCGAATATGAAGTCTATGAGGACATTTCAAAACCGTACTGTACAGGAACTCTGTTAGTCGGTGATCAGACTGGTTGGATTGAGAACTACAGTGTCATGGGCACTGAGAGACTCGCAATTACCATTCAGGTAAACACCAGTAGTAAAGAACCCGATGGCCCAACATTCACGAAGAACTGGATTATCCACTCTATCGAACGTGCAGTGAAGACGGGCGATGGTGATGGTAAGAGTGAGATGTACCTCTTCAATCTTGTTGAAGAACATGCCATGACAAGTAAGATGAAGAAGTTCAGTAAAGTCTATGGCAAAGGGAACAAGATAGAAGTTGAAATACTTAAGATTCTGAAAGCAGAACTTGGTAAAGACTTAAAACTCAAGATCACTCCTTCAGTTCAGGAGAACTGGAAAATGATTGTGCCATACATGCACCCTCTTGAGGCTGTAGAGTGGATGCGTGATCGTGCAAGTACAGGTAGTGGACTACCCTTTTTATTGTATGCAAGTTTATATGATGATGCACTCAGATTAGCATCCTTAGACAAATTACAACAACAGGCTCCTTTCAATAGTGGGGAACCGTTTGTCTTCGCTGGTACTAACGTGCAATCCCAAGAATACAAAACAGCGTATGCCGGTAGATTCCGTCAAGTCAAAGGTTTTCGTGCAGTCAAAATGGCACGTGCTTTCGAACAGATCATATCAGGCACATGTGGTGCAGCCTTCACTATGACAGAATTAGATGAGGGTAGAATTCAAGGTTGGGTTGGGAAACATTACTCTATCTTGGACGTATTGGGTGCGATACCTAAAGATGGTACTCAGAACGTGTATGATGAGAAGTTCGCTGGTACTCAAGGGCCTGCTCATGTGAACGATGCAAGAGTCATCCATCAAGTGTTGAGTAGAAAGACATATCGACCCGGCCCCAATTACAAGAGTTTCCACTGGGAACCCGATGGTGATGCACACATCAACAAGATCAAAACACGTGCATGTCTTCAGATGATGTCCCGCAATACATACGAAGTGCGAATCAGTGGAAGAGACATTGCTGGTGGAAAGAAAGGTGTGGGTGATAGAATCAATATCCAATTTCCCGATAACAAAGTGGAAGAGGAAGCGGGTGCAGATAAATTAAAGAGTGGTTACTTCTTGATCACAAACAGTAAAAACATCTTTAAACAGGACGGTGGTGCGGGTTTGCACGAAGCGATCTTGACTGTTTCTAAATTCAATGAAGGGCCGAAGGAACTGTGATGGAATTACCAAAAGCGATACCCTCAGAATTTTATGGTGATAACCCTAGATGGTTCACTGCAATTGTTATTGATGCGAGACCTCCCGAAGGTGAAGGTCTGGAAGGTTATGTTCGTGTTCGTATTCATGGTGTACATTCTCCCTCACTGTTAGACATTCCAGAAGCTGATCTCCCTTGGGCACAGGTATTGATTCCAACTACCGAAGGTGGTAACTCAGGACTTGGTTCAACACCAAGAATTGAAGCAGGATCACTGGTCATCGGTCTGTTCATGGATGGACAATATTCTCAGGTTCCGGTTGTGTTAGGATCACTTCCTCACATGACTGTACCCACACCTATTCAAGAAGGATATGATCCCATCAAACCCGACACTGCGGGTGTTGAGTTGGGTACAATGGACTTGGAAGCTGTCGATAATGAAAACACAGGCCCAATTAGTAGTGCAGTACAGGAAAAGAGAATCGAAGAGAACATCAAGGCATTGATGGCCGAAGGAATGGACTTTGAGGGTGCACTAGCAATGACCGC